CAACAATTAAAGGTCAAGGTTTGTTCGGTAGTGATCAAGACTTAGGTAGTATCTTATCACAAGGTTTTGATCTCCAAGAATATGTTGATATTCAAACCAAGAAGAAAGCTTTTGGTATTACAACATCTACTAAGAATAAGACTAAGTACAAGGAAGCTGATGCTGAGTTATCCAACCAGTTTACCTTAATCTTCAAAGGTTTCTACGACACAATCTTATCTGCTACTGATATTCTTGGTGCTGATATGAATGTAGTTCAAACCAACCTTGAGAATGCTGTAGTTTCTATTGGTAAGATCAACCTTAAAGGTCTTAGTGGTGAGGAAATCCAAGAGAAGTTAGAAGCTGTATTTGGTGCTGCTGCTGATGACCTTGCTAAACAAGCTTTTGGTGGTTTAGAAGATTTCCAAACAGTAGGTGAAGGTTACTACGAAACTTTAGTGAAAGTTGCTTCTGCTGTTGAGGAAGCTGCTTATTATACTGACAGATTAAATGTAACTGCAATCAACTATAACGATATTATCAACAAGCAAGCTGATGACCTTGCTACTGAAATCATTAGACAATCGTACTTAACTAAGATAGGTATTTCAACTGTCAAAGGTGGTATGACTGATCTTGTAAGTAGTTTTGATGGTACTGCTGAAGAAATAACAGACTTCATTAGCACCTTAGAAGATTTACAAGAACAATTGTTTATGACAGGTAAGAGTGGTGATTACCTAACTTCATCAATGATTCTTGGTGCTGGTGGTTTAGATAAATTAGCAAGCGGTTTAGATGCTTACTTTGAAATGTTATCTCCTGCTGAACAAGCTGCTGAACTTACTCGTAGATTGACTAATGAGTTTGCTTTATTTGGTGAAGAACTTCCTGCAAACGTACAAGCTTATCGTGATCTTCTGAATAGCATTACTGACACAGAGTTGGCTACAGAAGCAGGACAGAAGTTATATGGTCAAATCATTGCTTTAGCTCCTGAATTTAATGACTTGCAAGATTCATTAAAGAATGCTAATAGTGAAGTAAACGCTCTTGTGCAATCTCTACGTGATTTAGCTGAACAAGCTAGAGCAGCAAGAGGTGAAACAGAACAACCACGTAACCTAGCTTACACTCGTAGTCAGTTTGAACAAGCTTCTGTTCTTGCTATGCAAGGTGATATTGCTTCTGCTGAAAAGCTCCTTACTCTTGGTAAAGACTTGATGGGTTTAAGTAAGACTTACTCTGTAACTGGAAGCGAATATGCGCGTGATCTAGCTCTTATTCAACGAGCAGCTACAGTTAGTGCAGACATACAAGAACAAGGGCTAGGAACGTCAATTAGCACTACTCTAACGCCTTCTAGTAGCAGTACAACAACTCCTACAGTAAATACTAACACCACATCAACAGATGCTAAGTTAGACTCATTACGAGAAGATTTGAATACTGCATTACTAGCTATTGCTAAATACACTCAAACAACAGCTACTAAGTTAGAGAACTGGGATGATGGTGATCGTATGACAGTTCGTATTGAACAGTATGGAAGTAATGACAAGATTCCAGTAAGTACGGCTTAATATTATGTTGAGGGTATTCGTACCCTCTCATATTTTAATTATGATTTATATTAGATAATTATAACAATTAGAGGATTTTAAATGAAAGTTATTAAGAGCATAGTAACTACAGATGCTATATTAACTTCAAGTAATATTTTAGAGAATGAGTACTCTACTTGGGTATCTGGTACAAGTTATGCTGCTCTAGCTAGAGTTATTTACCAACATAAAATATACGAAAGAGTTGTTGCTGGTGCTGGTACAACTACTCCAGATTTAGATATGACTAACTGGTTATATATTAGTTATACAAATAGGTGGAGGATGTTTGACAATGTTATCTCTAACGTATCTAGTAAGGTTGGTGGTATTACATTTACATTAACACCAAATCAGTCAGTAGACAGTTTAATATTATTAAACGTAAATGCTTCATCGGTAAGTGTTGTTATGAATGATTCTGTTAGTGGTGTAGTTTATGATAAAACTGTAATACTATCTGGTAACGAAGGTATCACAGACTATTACTCATATTTCTTTAATACTATTGCTGATAGAAAGACAACAGCAGCTTTCCTAGATATGCCACGTTATCCAACAGCTACAATAACCGTAACTATATCATCTGGTAGTGCTCTAGCTGAAGTTGGTGAAGTAGTATATGGGATGAAGACGATAGTAGGAAGAACAAACTATAATACAGCAATTGGTATTAAATCTTTTTCAAGAAAAGAAGTTGATGAGTTTGGCAATGTCACAGTAATAAAGAGAAGAAACAGTAAATACTGTGAATATGACATTGACATAGATAATTATAAATTAAATGAAATACAAAGGTTCTTCTCAGATATTGATTCTGTACCTTGTGTATTCATCGGTAATGAGAGTATGGATGAATTAGTTGTCTATGGGTTTTACAGTGAATTTAAAGCAACAATTGCATTCCCAACAGTAAGTAAATGCTCATTAAGAGTAGAGGGGTTAATTTAATGGCTATTAGACAAATAACACCATTACCATCTGCACCATCAAGGACTAGTGATCCGACAAACTTTGTAAACGAATCTGCTTTATTTTTATCTGCATTGCCTTCGTTTCAAACGAAAACAAACCTATTTATTACAGATGTAAATCTTATTAATGGGAATAAGTTTAATTTTGGATTATTAAGCTGTCCTATATCAACTGTCACATCTTTTCCTACATTTAATGGAACAGCTACAGGAACAGGTATTACCTATGTAAGTAGTATAGACACTTTATATGAAGCACTACAAAACAGAAGCACATTAGTAAATTCTGTTGCCACATGGCTTGATAATTTTTCTGCATATCAAGGTGTAGTTAGTACAGACTCAAGTAAACCATCCGTATCTACTCTATCTGTTCCACACAATAAGTCACAAGGTCAAGCAGCATTTAATACAAGTGCTATAGCTTTTACAACATCATCAAACAACTTTATCAATAGCTTAAATGCACTGCTACAATATACTGGAGATTTTTGGCTTGATGATGACTATGGTTTAGTGTCAGATGGAACAATATCTATGACAATTGATTGTGGATTAATAACAGATAGTACGATAACAAATTAGTAAAACATTAAATTAGAGGAATAATATATGGCTAAGAGAGTACAACTTAGACGAGGTACAACAACAGAGCACAACTCGTTTATAGGTGCAGTTGGTGAAGTTACTGTAGATACAACTAAAGACGTTCCTGTTGTGCATGACGGAGTTACTGTTGGTGGACACCCAGTAGCGTCAAAGGCTAACGCTGATGGTACTATCAGCTTAATTAAAAAAGATGGAACATCTGCTGGTATAATTAATGCAACAGGCTTATTTAATAACACCCTTACTTCTACAAACACAAATCAAGCTTTAACTGCTGCTCAAGGTAAGGCGTTAAATGATCAAGCCTTCGGTATTGGACAAACTCAACAACGTTTCACAACGAGCAGATTCATCTACACTACTTACACAAATTCGACAGGTAAACCGATTGAGGTTAGAATCATTGTGAACGGTGGTGTTTCATCTACAGGGAATACTGTTCAAGTCGGTGGTGTCGATATTTATGAGTTTAATGTTCATTCAAATATGACTGCTTCATTTTGTTTTACGGTACAAGCAGGAGATACATATCGGCTTAATGTTGCAAATACGATCAACAGTTGGAGTGAATTAAGGTAATGAAATACTATAAAAAAGGTAACGAAGTTTTTGCTTTTGAGATTGATGGTAGTCAAGATGATTACATCACAGAAGATATGGTTAAAATGACTGACGATGAAATAGATCGTCACATTAACCCTGAGAAATACCTTAGCGACATTGAAAAGGTACAGTTAAATCGGGAGAGAATGCCCATCCTAAGCCCTATCGAATTTGACATTAAACTCGTGGATGCAGGGTTGTATGATCAAGTTCAAGAGTTAATTACATCAGATATTAAGTTAAGGATTGCATATACTCGTGCTACATTCTTTAGCCGTACCGATCCTTTCGTTGATCAAGCACGTATTGCTTTAAATTTAACAGATGAACAAGTTGATACTATTTGGGAGAGTTCCCTTGTATAACAATTTTATTATTTCGGAGTGAAGTATGCAAGAGAATCTAAATGACTTTTGGAAGATTGTAGTTGATTATTGGATGTTGATATGGATAATCGTAGCTACATCAGCAACAGCTATGCTACGCACGGCTAAGGAAAATGGTAAAGCAGACTACATCGAAGCTTCTCTATGCAGTCTGTTCTCTACAAGTATTTGGTTTATGTTAGATTGGTTGGGTTTACCAGCAGAGGTTGGTATTGGTATTGGTGTGTTTATCGCGTATATTGGCACTTTGCGTTTTAGTAACTGGGTTCGTAGTGAATTAGGTATTAAGTAATAGAGGAACATCAAATGTCTTGCACAACAAATAATAAACCTTACGTCAAGATTGGGGACAGTTTGGATGTACCTATTCAGATGATTGATTCAACAACAGGCGGAGGTGTAGAAATAACAACAGGTATGGTGTTTACATGCACGATTGTAAACTTGTTAAATGAAGTGATTGCAACCCCAACTGTAACCCCATATCCCGATCAAGTAACTGATAAAGGTTATATGCTTCTCAGCGTCCCTACAAGCGTCACTTCTACTTGGCAGGTCGGTAAGGTCAAGACAGATATTAAGATGACCGTAGGTGGCTCTGTAAGGCACTCACAAGAGTTTTCTTTCTATGTTGTGGGGGCTATTACACCATGAATGTAGTTTTTAAAGTATATTGGAATAATCCAATAGAAATGGTAGCAGAAGCAGGAACACAACAGTTGACGTTTGAAGTTCCGTTAGGTGCTATTATATCTAATCCTAGTAGCGGAGGTGGTACAGCTTCTTATCCTAGCTTCACAGGCAATGCCGCTAAAGTTTTAACTGTCAACGCTACAGAAGATGATGTTGAATGGACAACAGCAGTAACACAAGTTTATGTTGATACACAAGACAGTTTGTTGCAAGATCAAATTAATTTAAAAGCTGATGCAACAGCAGTAAATCAAGTTTTATCAACTAAAGCTGATCTAGTTGGTGGAGTGATACCTTCTTCTCAATTACCATCTTATGTTGATGATGTACTTAATTTTCCTGATTTAGTATCATTTCCATCTCTAGGAGAAGACGGTAAAATCTATATCGCAGAAGATGTCAATAAGACATACAGATGGGGTGGTAGTTCTTATGTTGAGATTGGTGGAGGTGGTGTAGCTTTAGGGGAAACTTCTTCTACTGCATACAGGGGTGATAATGGTAAAATAGCTTATTACCACACCCTGTCTCAAGGCAATCCACATAATTCAACAACAAATGATATTACTGAGGACACAAGGTTATATTTCACTGAAGCACGAGTACGTGCAACTCCGCTAACTGGGCTTAGTACAGCTACAGGTGGTGTTATCTCAGCAAGTGACACGGTATTGGCTTCACTGGGTAAAATTCAAAATCAGATATCTAGTTCAGGCTCAAGTATCCCAACTTGGGTAGACATAGCAACGGTTGGAACTGTGCAAAGCTATGTAACACCAATCAATGTTCAAGTCTCAAAATTTCAAGGAATGTTGTGGATACGTGGGACATTCAATGTCAATACAACACTCGCAGTTAACAGTGAATTATTTAAAATTACAGCACAAGCTTATAAGCCTTATTCATACAGTACAACAGGGGTTGCTCGTCTTTTACAAGTTGTAAACGCATGGAACTTATCTTCAACTGCTGCAAGACAGTTAGGGTTGACAGCACTAGGAAATATCACAAACTCATCACAAGCATCATCAACAGATGTGATTTTTGAAAATAAAACACCAAACTTGTCGACAGCAGATGGGACAATAAATATCCCACCAACAATCATTGGAAAATTAGCAATCTAAAAACTAGCCGCCGATTGGAGGTTTTTATTATATGGAGAAAGTAAAAATGGCAGAGCCAGTAAGCAGTGGAGCAGGTGCAGTAGCTATCAAGATGCATGGTCTTGGGGTATTTATCTGCTACATCTTCAGCAACAGGAACAAATACAACATTCTACTTACCACCAACAGCAATATCAAGAGCAGCAAATTAGAGGAAATGAAATGACAAATAAAGTTATTGTAATAACATCGGGGCATAGTAATGTAGGTAAGATTGATAGTGGGGCAGTAACTACAGTCGATGGTAAGTTGGTTAAAGAAGCTGATCTAGCTGTTAAGTTACGAAACGCTATTCTGCACTACTTACAACAAGATAAGGGAATAACGACTCGTTGTGACGGTTACGGTCAAGTGAATCTTGAACTGAAAGAAGCTATCAAGTTAATCAAA